CCCTTCTCTTCCTAACCTACCCTCACGATAGGGCATTATGATATCCCAAGAGGGTGCTAATGATTGTATCTCTTCACCTTTATACCAATCAGGCGCCTTCCTACTAATCGCAAACGCCTTTGGATTTTGTGCGTGACGAGCATAATTGGAAGTGAAAATTTGTTTCATTGTTCTTTTATTATTTCATTGATTATTTCATTGATTATACACATAGCATTAAATCGTAGTTCTCTTTTCTTTGGGTCATTAACAACCTCATCTTTCTTCTCTTTTATCATCTTCATATATCCACGAAGAAAATCCGCATCCAACGATTCATTTTCTGCTACCTTTGCCATAATATCAATATCCATACACACAATCGCCGCTACTTGTTTATGTTCATCTGCCATTTTAATCCTCGTATGTTGATGCTACATATTCTTTTACAACTTCACCAACTCCAACGATAGCACAAATGTCATCTTCAACATTAGTAAGTTCTAGTTCGGTTAAAATTTTTCCAAGAATATCCATAGAATCATACATTCCTTGGTCTTCATATTTGGTATATAGTTTTATAATCCTGCTTTCTGTTATTATCATTTTAAAACTCCAAAAAATCGTCTATTGCTATGCTTTGTCGTGTTGGTGTTTCTTTACCAATAGCACGAACAATGTTATTAAGTGGATTGTCAACCAATCGTGATATGTGTGAAGGCATATCAACTTTATAGTGCTCAAAGAACCAATCAGGTACCTTTTCTGCATCAGTTGGAATAGCAATACTCTTAAACCGTCCAACTTTCTCAGTTATGTAAAACACTTTTATCTTCATACCTGATATGATGGGCATACTCTCATTATCACCATACTTTTCACGACATATGTTGTAGTGTATGCTTGCTGCGACGTGTCCAGGCAAACGAACACCAGTACCATTCACTTTCAACTCTTGTGTATAATGCTCTACCCTTTGAACACCCTTCGGTAATCCAATCGTCATTATATCCTGTTCGCTTCCTTCTTCTAACTCGTCTTTGTAGTCAACGATATCTTTTGCAATGTCTTCCCAAGACTCACCTTTCAGCAACCGTCCAACAAACTCGTTAAGTTTCTTAGACACAATAGCAGGTAGTGTCGTCTTCTTCGTATCCAACCCCATAACTTTGAGTTTGTCTACCTTATCCCCTTCATTATCTACAACACGAAGAATGTAGCGTTTCTTTTCAACAAAAATACCACGACTGGCTACAATCTCTCTACCAGTTGCAATCTTATCATCATACCCTTCACCACACAAGAATGTTTCTCTCATATATTCAGGGAATGATTCGTTAATCTTCTCACCAACCATATCAGCAATTAATATAGCTTCTTCGTCTGTTTCAGCGTGCGTGTTAAAATAAGTACTATCAGTATCACCGTATACGACTGACCACTTATCAGAATACCCATAATGCTTTTCGCCGTTATGAGGTTTCTTTGTATCCAAATCAACATATGTTCCATTCGTTGTTAGTTTATATTTTACAACATCTGGCATTGCATATGTACCATCTAACAACTCACAAGCCTTCGCACATTGGTGCGTAAGAATCATTCGTCCAGTGCCTGTCGTACTCTCTCCCATTCGTAAATCATAGAAACGGAAGTAGGCATTATTCAATGCACCATACAAACTGTTCAATTTAATCTTATACACGTATTGGAGTCTATCGTAGTACGCCGCCTTATCTTTATCGCCAGCAGCCTTCGCTTCACCTTTCATCTTCTGGTATTTCTTGCGAGTGTTGAACCAATCTTCAAGTATTGAAGGAATAATACCCTGCTTGGACTGATCAAAAACTGTTCCATATCCACTAACTGCACACTTCGCTTCTTTGAGATAGTTTCTCCATTCATCAGCGGTCTTCTCAATCATCTCACCAGAATCAAAGTCCATTATTAATTTAACGAAACTGCCTTTTGCAATCTCCGCAGCAGCCTTCGTCGTTTCTCTAAACTGTCCAATCAATGTTTCAGGACTAATGTTGATGGATTGGATACTTCGTGGGTATAGTGATGTAACATCAACAGAACCGATCTTATCGTGCATACCAGTTTGTGGTATGAGAACGAGCGCACCTTGAATACTACCAGAATCTCCAATCTCGTTGTTGTTAACACGAAGGTTAAGTTCATGATTACAATAGTTGACGATAGCAAGTTCAGCTAACTTCAATGTTCCAAGAACGTGCTTGAATAATCCAGCAGAGATGTGAACCATTACATTAGCAAGACCAACGTAACCTAACTTCTGCTCAAAACCTTTTAGGATTTCTGTATCACGAATATTGTATCGGATAAAGGTTAAGAAGTCATTCTTATATAAATCTGCAAGAGTGCCTTCGTATTTTAATTTTGGTAATTCAGGAACAACCTCATCTGCGATTGCTTCCAACTTGTAAGATGGGCGACCGTCCATCTCATATTTCTTGAATAGCGCCAAGTAATCGAGACTAACTCGACCTGACAAATCTAATGTTTGTGATGTTGTACCATACATTTCAACATCGCGATACTTTGGTTTATCTGCACCAGGAAAGCATAACTTACGGAAGTATGAAGCTCCCAACACCTTCTCAATTCTTTTTGCAATATATGGCATATCGAAGAAGTCACTGTTCCACCCACATAGGATGTCACTATCTTCAATCTCTGCTAATATGTTTAATAATAACTCTTTTTCAGTATCAAAAAATATTACTTCCATCTCTGAATCAACAGGAGCAATATCGTGTAAATCTTGTATGAATTTGCTTTGGTCAAAATCAGCACCATTCTCTTCAATCCACTTTCCAGTCTTTGGAGGTAAAGCAAACACAACAATCTTATCTTTCCATTCATGGTAGAATGCGATAGCATTGATTGGAGCATAGGGATTATCAATCGTACTGAACCCAATCAGTTTATCGTAATCCACTTCGATATCGAGGAATGTCATATGAATAGGTGGGGCAGGTTTGCCGTAGTACTCATTTGAAAGAACTTTTAACTCAGGTGGGATATCTGATTCATATATAGTGTAACCACTACTAATCATATCGTCTCGTGCTTCTCTAAATTCTTTAGAAGTACGGAACGGAACATTCGTTAGTGGTTCTCCATATATGCTAGAATCTTTTCCTTCTGGGTCTTCTGCATAGAAGTTGAATGGAGCGGGAAAGATTCGTTCACTACGACCGTTCTCATCCCGCTCCCAAACTATTACATCTTCACCTCGCCTAATGGCAGAGACATAACTCATACAAGCACGCCCACCAATTGACCTTCACCAGCAAGAAGATACATTTCACCTTCAAACTCAATCTCCTCACCAGTTCCAGGAGTGTACATTACTGTATCGCCTTCTTTAACTGTTGTGGTGACAAAGCTACCATCTTCTGCATAGTCACCAGGACCAACAGAAATCACTTCACCGTACAATGGTTGTTCTTCTGCACCTAACGATAAATGGATACCACCGTCTGTCATTGTTTTCTTTTCTGCCTGACGAATAAGTACTCGACTACCCAGTAACCGAATACCCATTATACCACCTCAGATAAAACAGTTTTATTTTCAACCAAAGTTTCATACAACAATTCGAAGTCTTCATTCTCTGCTTGAAGGTCAGCGTAGTTATGTTTGTACATAGTCTTGGCTAATTTGTTGATAGTCTTTTTTGGAACACCATACTGACGAAGAATTTCGGCAGCGATTTCTTTCATTGATTCTTTTTCATCATCTGCTCGTTGCATACAATGAGTCATTTCTGAAAGCATTGCTTTCATTTTCTTACGGTCCTCAACTGAGGCTGGGATTACTGCTCTGTCCATATTGTTCTCCTTATTATTTTTATTATGGTAAAACTAAAAACCTTGCATATTATTATACGCAAGGTTGGTACAAATGACAACAGGGTTAGTTTAATCTAGAAGGTTCTTGATAAAAAATGTGGTCATCAATTTGGGCGACCAAGATAAGTTTCTTTGCCCATCTTGGGTATTTTTTCATCCAGTCGGCATGATAGTGGTCAGCACCTTTTGTAAAGTCCTGAATACCACCAGCAAGCAACGCTGACGCTAATCTTACTGCTTCTTCATATGCTGATTTTTCAATTGGAGTGTCTGACTTACCATCAAGTGTCCAAGAAAACTGTGCAACCCATTTTCCATAGCGTTTACTCCAACGCTTCTGCCATACTACCTCACAGATTGAATTAGGAAAGTTTTTGCTATTCACACGATTCAGTGTTACGAGACCAACTGCAAGACGACCCTGCAATTCTTGGTCACGAGATTCAAAATAAAGGTTCCTAGCCATACAACGAAGTTCTTTCTTGTATTTCACATTAATACTTGAAGGGATTTTCTTTCCAGGATATTCGTCAGCACCAAAACTAAAATCGTGAACAGTATAAGGTACCATCTTTATAGGAATATCAATATCCTGTTCAGCCACATTACTTTCAGCAACACCAAACATCATTCCAATCGTCATAACAACAGCAGCCGCTGAAATCACTACTTTCGAATGTAAGGATATACGAGGACACCCGTCAAATATTTTGCGTCTCTTAATATTCAAATTCTTATAATCGTGCTTAACCATACAATCTCCTGTACATATCCTATTCTATTATAATATTATACTATACTTTAGGGTGAAAGTCAACAGGTAATTTTACGCGAATTCCTGCAGCCAAGATATGTAATCTCCAGGAAATATTGCAGGATCATACAGATAGGGGTGTTTTGCAGCGATGTGGAATTTAGCAATGAACGAATCGCCAGCAATAATTTCGTTGGTTGCGTTTATGAAATGAGGTCCACTTGGAAAGATTACCATTGTCCCTCTTTCTGGATTTAATCCAAAACCGTGTTGTGGAAATTCTAGCTTACCACCATACACTTCAAAGTCACCATCGAATGGTGTCTTGTCTCTGTAGTCACTCAAAAATATAACTACAGTAAAATCTCTTTCTTTAGTCTTCAACCATTTCTTTCTTAGATACTCACTATTTTCACAATGCACTTCCTCACCAATACAACCTTGAGGGAACCATTCGAATTGCATTTGAGTCATTCCTTTATATTCAAACCCAAATCGTCTTTCCATCTCATCAATAATAGGAGTCATTCTTTCAAAAATAGCATCCTGATTTAATTCGTGGTAACGGAAAGTGTGAAGAGGATTCTCATCCTTATCAACATCTGGGATAGTGAATTCAAGATTATCAACAATCTCTTCGCACATCATTGGTGAAAGGAATTCTTGTTTTATATAGAAAGGGGAAACGGTTTTCATTATTTAAAAATTGAAAGCATTATGTTTTCTAGTTCTGTTGCTGAATAGAGTTTTTCTGGAACTTCAACATCTTCAAACATATCTTGTAGAGCATCCCAATTAACACCACCATCTTCAACCATTTTAGGATCGTCTTTCTCTTTACCCATTACAACGAAGTCGCCAGCCTTAATAAAGTTCTGTCCAAGAAGGATCTTATCAGGCATACCACTTCGATCATTCAAGTTGAATTGAACTTTCTTAATAACACGATTTTGTTTAGCAGTATCTTTATTTGGAAGAGTAACATCGAAAGCAACAACTGGGCGATTTTCTACACCACCATCCGCAGTACTAACTGCTTGGGTGTCAACAAGAGGCATCGTAATCTTTCTATCACCAAACGAGAATGATACCGTACCATTGCCACGATTGACATTAACATTGTTAGCATCGAGCGAACTCATAGCTGCACCAGTATCTACTTTTGCGTTGATTGCATTTTCACCATTGAAACCAGTAAGAGTGATTGCAATTTTGTGTTTAATAATACGCTCATCAGCAATTTCAGCTTCTTTAACCATAATGTGTCCAATTCTTTGTTTAGGGACAAACTTTACTTCAACAGGACGAATATTCATTCGTGTATTTGCCCAAACTAAAACAACACGGTCTTGGAAACTTTTATCGTCATCTGAACTTGTGTGTCTTTCAGCATACGCTTCTTTATTTTCAGTCTTCTTGTTAAGGTTGTAGATTGCCATTGGCTTTTTCTTTTTATTACCAAGCACTTCTTTCAACTGGTACTCTGTACTGTTAAGGAAATCATACTTAACACCATCAATAGTAATATCAGTTGGTAGCTCAGTAATTTTACCTTTAACAAAATCACTTTTTAATTCTTGTATATTTTTGTATTCCATTATCGTTCCTTATTTAATTTCTCTAATAACACATATTGATTGATAGTTGACAATTGGACGACCTTTCGTCTTAACTACAAGTTCTCTCGCCTCGAAACATTCTGAAACTGTAGCATATTCACCTTCTATTGTAGAAGCGACCCCTCCAGTTTGAAGAATAGTTATTAGTACCAACACGAAATCCATTATTTAATTTCGTCAGCTAATTCTTTCGCCAATGCTTTAATTGCATATTTGTGTTTTTCATAATCTTCTAGATTTTCAGGAATCCAGAATTTCATCTTTTTCATTCTGTGAACAACCTCTTTAAACTCAGCTTCGGTAGATTCGTTTAGTGGGACACCAGCTAATTCTTTTAGTCTATTATTATCCATTTTCTTTCTCGGCTTCTTCCCTTCCAGCTTTTGAGCGATTGTATGCTGATTTAATTTGATCTATTACATATTCCAAGTCTAAGTCATTCTCTAAACAGTGAATGGCTAAACCTTCAATAATATCGTCAGTTGGGATATCGTTAGCTACTGTGTTAACATAGTCTTCATTCAACTGAACCCCAGCTAGTTCCATTAAGCGTTCTTTTTTCATAATTATTCTCCGTGTTTATTATAGAAGGTATTTATGCGTTTAATCAATGGTTCAATGTAATCATCCACCTGTCCCTTGAAAACCTGCGGCATCATTCCTTTCTCCACGGCAATCAGGATAACAAACTGGTCAATCTGCACTCCAAACAATTCCTGATACATCAGCGAGTACGCAGTGCACTGCAATTTGTAGTCTTCAATCATATCATCTGTTTTGTTGTTATTTGAAGTCTTGAAATCAATGATTGATAATACACCATCATATTCCCCCACACAATCCACACGTCCTGCTACCTTTGTCATTTCACTGAACATTGGTAACTCTTGGGCGCGAATATTGTTGATTTTGTTTAGACGGAATTTCAGCTGATTGAACATTTTCACATTACCAGCATCGTGTCCTTTTTGGGGATTGTCTATATTGTCAAGATAGTGTTCGGCCATCTCGTGAACTGCCGTGCCACGATCAGCACAACGCCTCGTTTCTTTCTTAGCCTTATCAATACCAAGCGATTGTTGCCACTCTTTTAGAAATGGTTTTTCTTGATCGCCAAGTATTGTTGTAATGGATGCATATTTCTCACCATTGGGAATAGTGTACCAACGTTTGCCGTTAGTAATTTTTGCATCTAATTCTTGAAATTGAGGTTTGTTTGTATGAGTGAACATACGAGTATTTATCTTCATAGAAGACGTATTATCCATTAAAAATGGATAAATGTCAACAAGTTACTTTTTCTTAGTGACTGTTTTTTTCTTCGTTGAAGCTTTTTTCTTAGGGGTAGCAGCTTTTTTCTTCACTGAACCTTTCTTTTTAGGATCTGCTTTCTTTACTGAACCCTTAGCTTTAGATTTTTTCTTTTTAGCGGTACCTTTTTTCTTTGGTGCATCACCTTTAACTGCTTCTTTCGCATTTTCTTTTGCCTTTTTGGATCGGCGTGATAATCCCGCGTGAAGTCGAAAGGAATCCCTGGCTCTGGTTGACCTGTGAAGAACAGGCTCAAAGCTCGGAGTATGTTTGATTTGCCGGAGTTGTTAACCCCAACAAAGCAAGTGAGGTTTCCCACTGGTT